CGTTGCCCGCGACCTCGGTCACGGACGCCTGCGACTCGAAGCGGACCGTGACCGCGGTGGCGTTCCATGAGTAGGCCATCGAGGACAGATTCGTCCAGTTCAGGCCGTCCGGGGACGCGTCGGCGAAGAAGGATCCGCCGGACTCGCGGAGGCGCCACCAGCGGTGTGCGTGAGGGTCGTAGGTCGGCAGGGTGATGGAGGTGGTGACGCCGCCGGAGATCACGGATTGCTTGAAGACGCCGGACTCGACGCGCATGGTTGCTGCGTTGTTGGCGTCGAGCCGCACCCGCATGATCGATTTGGTGCCGCCGTTGCCGTTGGCGGCGACGCCGATCTGCGCGTACACCGATGATCCGGTCGCGTCGTGCAGGGCGCCTTCGCCGAGCGTGTTGACGCCGCCCGAGGCGGTGGGCACGGCGATGGCCACCACGTCATTGACCGTGTCCAGGGTGACCGCACCGGCCGTGATCGTCGTCCACACCGCGGTGTTGATCGACGCGCCGGTGAAAGCGTCGGCGAGGGTCGACAGCTTCGGCATCAGGCCCCCTCGGCTTGCGTCCGGTCAGCCACGGCTGTTCCACGGGTTCGTCGGCCGGAAGCCGCCCGGGTTGCGGCCGGCGCGCCGATCCAGCGCCGATTCGATCGTGTCGACGAGTTTCCGTTCCGCGGCGACGCTGCCCTGCACGGTCACGTACACGTTGTTCACCACGGTCCCGCCGCCGCCCCTGCCGAGGCCGCCGCCGGTGATGGTGGCGCCCTGCTGTACGGCCATGGCCATGCCGCGGGCCGCGATCACGGCGTGCTTGGCGCTCCGGTCGATACCGACAGCCATGCCGCGCGCGGTGTGGTCGCCGAGCCGGGCCATGACCGTCGACGGCGAGCGGATCCCCAACGCCTTCTTGATGGCCTTCTGCATGGCGAGAGCGATGCGCATCATCTGCGCCTCGATGGCGCGCTCCTGCGACTGGAGGCCCTTGACGAGGCCCTGCGCGGACCTGATGCCCGCCCCGTACATGGCGGTGGCGACAGCGGCGCCCGTCGCGTTCGCGGCGCTGGCCAGGGAGGCTTGCATCTTGTTCATGGCCTGGATCTGGCCCTGCGTGCCACCAGCCAGGGCCTGCGCGGTCGCCCCGGCCTGGTCCACACCCGCGGACGCGAGCTGCTGGATCAGATCGGACCGCAGGCCCTTCTTGCGGAGCTCCTCCAGCTCGGCGGAGAACTGCACCGCCGCCTGGACGCGCTGCTGCATCTGCACCAGCACATCATTGGCGTTCACATTGCGGTCTTGATCCGGGCTGGCGGTGATGATCGACGCGTTCTGCATGATGCCCGAGGCGACGGAATTCCGCTCGTCCACCCACGACTTCTGCAAGGACGCGAGCCTCGCCTGCGCCGCCTTCAGCTTCCCGGCCGCGCTGTCCCGCTGCCCCGCCAGCCTCACCAGGAGCTTGTCCTCGCGGGCCACGTACTGCTGCAGGCCCCTGTGAGACGACCCGAAGTCCACGTAGAGCGTGGACGCGACGCGCTTCGTCGCGGCCTTCACGCTCGCCGTCGACCCCGTCAGGCCCTGCACCAGGCCGGATATCACGTAGGCGCCCAGGCTGCGGAATCGCCTGCTCGGGCTGGCGATGCCCAGCTCGGTGCTGAACGCGGCGATGACCGCCCGGCCCATGCCGGCCGCGGCCGCCGTGACGCCGGACTGGCCAGCGGCAAGGCCCTGCGTCAGGCCAGCCGCGACGTGCCCGCCAACGGCAGTGGCACCCTTCGCCGCGGACCCGTCCCACGAGACGGTGCCGCCCATGATGGCCACCGTCCGCTCGGCGATACTCCGCGAGCGGGGACGCCGGTCGTGGGGAATGTACGACTCGTCGCCGCCCTCGCCCCACAGGATGTTGGATCCACCGCGCGCCATCATCGCCGGACGCCCCATGCCGCCCGACGCCATGCGGCGTACATGGCCAGCGATCAGAGACCCGTCGGCGCTGGCATACCCCCCTCCAGGCCCGAGACGGCCGCCGCCTACGTTCCGGTTCACGGTCACGAGGTTCACCACGACGGTCTTGCCGTTCAGCAAGTCGACCTGTCGCTGCCAGCGCTGCATCTCGGATGCGGCCTTCTCGTAAGAGAAATTCCCGACGGTGCGAGTCCACTTCGGGAACGCGTCGACCTTCTGCTTCGCCGAGGCCAGGTTCGCCTCAGCTTGGTCCTTCTTGACCGTGATCTGGATCTTCGGGTCGTTGATGTTGTCGAGGGTGTCCGCGAACTTGGTGGCGTCCGTGGTGCTCAGGTTCATCTTCTCCGCGAACCGCACCAACTGGGCGTGGCCCTCAATCAGCTTCCGGTTCGCGGCGTCCTGGCTGCCGGTCTGGGCGAGGGTCGCGACCGAGGTCGCCTCGGTTTTCGCCGCCATTCTGCTGAGCGCGTCGTAGGCTTCCCGCGCCAAGGTGGTATGCAGGTCGAGCTCGCCGTTGTCCATCTTGAGGGCGTGCTCGTGCCCCTTGACCATGGCTGCGGTGTCCGCGACGGACTGCTGGTAGGCCGAGTCCGCATCGAGCGCGGCCCTGTTGGTGTCATTGAGATCGAGGATGGCCTGCTGGAGACCCTGCACCGACCTCTTCTGCGCGTCGAGCTTCTTCTGGACATCCTGCGCCTGTCGGCCGAACAGGCCCTGCGACTGGGCCGTCATCTTTGCTTCGAACGCGACGTCGGCGAGGGCCGACTTGTAGTCCTTCAGGTAGCTCGTCGGGACCTTCTGGCCGGCCGCGCGGATCTTGTCGAGGACCTGCGCTGCCTTGTCGGCGTCGCCAGCCTTCACCATGTCGGCGAGGGCTGACCCGAGCTCCGTGAAGTCCTTCTTCGCGCTGCTCGTCTTGGCGCCCGAGTTGGTGATGATGTCGTAGACGGAGTCGTTGGACTTCAGCTTCTGCCCGAGGGACATGTGAAGGTTGCCGCTGTCCTTGGTGAGCTGCTGCAGGAGTTTGGACAACGATCCGCGGTCTCCGGACGCGATGCCCTTCAGTGAGGCGGCCATCTCGTCGGAGCTGATATTGGCTTTCTTGCCCTCGTCGGAGAAGTGCTTGAGGACCAGTGCCAGCCCAGCTACGGCTGCGATGGCGCCCGCCGCCTTCGCGCCGGTGCTGAGGGACGCGATCGCCGCCCGGGCCCCCGCCAGGCCACCGCCCGCGGCGACGGACGCGGCGCGCAGGGCCGTGAGGCGCGTCGTGAGATCGGTCAGCGATCCGCTGACCGACGTGATCCCCGAGTTCGTCAGCTTGATCAACCGGAACGCCGTGTACAGCTGCATCGCCCGGCCGATGAACTCCGGCGGGAGCGCGGCCACAAGCTTCGCGACGGCGTTGACGAGGGACAGCATGCCCGGGCCTGCCTGCGAGGCGCCCTTGATGATGTTGGCGGCAGCCTTGGCGATGTTCTCCAGCGCCTCCCTGACCGCCGGGCCCTGCTCTTTGGCGTACCGCATGAACGCGGACACCGGCCCGCTCGCGCCACCTTCAGACAGGACGCGGGTGAAGTGGATGACATCGTCCGTGGCGCGTTTGACCGTGCCGTTTGCGAAGGCCGCGAGCCGCTTCGCCAGCGCGTCGAAACCCGGGGTGGACACAGCCCCGCCCGCGATCGTGACCAGGCGGTCGAGCTGGGCGGAGGTGCCTTTCACCATGGGCGTGAGCTTGGGCAGGATCTGCTCGGCGACGGCGAAGCCGCGGGTGACCGGCTCCATGGTGAACTCCGCCAGGCCGTCGGACCATGACTTGAAGTCGTCCTTCAGGCGTAGGAAGGCCACGCTGGCCCGCTGGGTGGCCGCCGGCATGCCGTCCAGGGACTTCGCCATCGCGTCTTGAGCGGCTGCGGCCTGCTGGGAGTGGGGCCCGTACTTGGTGACGGCGTCGGTGTACTTCTTCTGGGCGTCGGCTGCGCCGCCCAGGGACGCGATCTGGGACTTCGCGGCCAGGCCGAAGGCGCCCACCGCGACAGTCGCGGCACCCACGGACGCGGCGACGCTCGTGGCGGCGGCAGCAATGGGCACCAGGGCGGGCGCGAGGGAGATCAGGGTGCTCAGGGCCCCGACGTCCGAGGCGGCGTTCCCACCGGCGGGGGTGCCGCCGCCGATGACGCGGGTGCGGATAGTGACGGTCCGGTTCTGCGACAGGCGGTTGAGACGGGTCAGGGCGCGGCGCTGCGACGCATCATCGACGGCTGGGCGGATCGACACGTCGATGCGCTTGCCGAGCTCCCTCAGGATCGTCTGGACGCGCCGCAGGGCCAGCGGGTCCATGACCGGCTTGACCTTGACCTGCACTTCACTTTCTGCGAGGCGCCGCCGGATCTCCTCCGACTGCCCGGTGGCAAGAGCGAGTTCGACCTTGACCTTCGCCGCGGGGGACTCGACGACCCGGCGCCGGAGCTCGGCGAAAGTGCCTTCCTTGAGCTTCGCGTCGACGGTGAGGGTGACCTTCGTCTTCCCGACGTCGACAGCCCACCGGCGGATCCTGTCCTTGCTGGCCGCCAGCGTCCGTGCCAGGCCGCTGTCGTCGCCGGTGAGCTTCGCCACGACGGGCGGCAGGTAGTCAGCCACGGGGTCCCCCTTCGGGTCGGGCACGGTCGGGGGGCTACGGCATGGCGCGGGACCACGTCTCGACGTAGAGGCGCCGCAGGTCGTTGCGGGAGTCCCGCACGGTGGGCCGCAGGTACGGCCTGGGCGGCAGCGTCACCGAGTGGCCACGGCCCGCCCGGCCGCCGAGCTCCTGGATCCGCGAGTACACCGCCGTGGGCCCGAGCTGACCCGTGAAGCCGCTCCCGGTCGACACGGGGCCCGTAGGCGTCAGGGAGCCCCGGAGGTGTCCGCTGATGCGGGCGGGCGGCTCGCCGGGCGGCGACGGGGTGGGCGTGTTCGGTGGGTGGTAGTAGCGGGACAGTCGCGAGTGCGCCCGTCGCTGCAGCAGCTTGATGCCGTCGCCCGTGGCCTTGCGGGTCGCGGAGTGCATGCGCTGCTGGAGGGCGTCGATGGCGCTCGCCCACTCGTCGATGCCGCCCACGTCGATGCCGATGTCGGGCACCGGTCTCACCTCCGTGCGGCGGCCCGGTCTGCTGCCGCCTGCGCCTGCTCGTGGAGCGTGACCTTGGCCTCGTCGACGGCTCCGGCCCAGGTGGGGAATTGCTTGATGACCCACAGGGGCTGCTCGTCGACTTGTGTCGGCGTCCAGCCGTACCGCTCGGCGAACCAGCCGTAGCGCCACGCCATGTCCTCAAGTGGCGTCGCCGGATGGTCACCGGGGATCGGGCGGCCTTCGAGGATGGCTAGGACGCGTCGGCGTCCCCAGTAGGGGAAGCCGGGTCCGCCTTCGCCTCAGCGAGTACCGCCGCATCCTCAGGCTCCGGATCACCGGGGAAGAGCAGGTCCTCGGCGGGCCCCACGAGCCTCTTCAGCGCGTTGTAGTCGGGGATCTCCAGGAGTCGAAGCGCCTTCGGGTCCAGGGATGGGATCGGCAGGGGAAGACTCCAGTTGACGACCAGCACGGTGATGGTGCCGTCGGTCATTTCCCGCTGGATCTTCAGGGGGCCGGGGCCGGTGACGGCGTCCTGGATGTCCATCTGGTCGCCGGCCCGCAGTTCGGTGGGGTCGCGGAGTTCGACCCAGGCGCCGTCGGAGGCGAGGGAGTGGCGCTGAGACATGGTGGTGCCTTTCATGGAAGGGGGGTGCTACCCCGGGGCCCTTCCACCCCGGGGCAGCAGTCAGAGGGTGGCTCAGAAGGTGCCGGGGGTGATGCCGCAGGTCACGGACACCTTGATGGGGCTCATGCCGCCCGACCCGCCCGCGTTGGTCGTGTTGAAGACGGCCTCGAAGCCGTCCTGGTAACCGACTGCGGCCTTGGACGTGTCGGACGCGGCGGAGGTGAATGCGGCAACCTGCACGTCGATCTGCACGGTGATCGCGGCGGTTCCGGCGAGGCCGTTGCTGCTGATGATCTGCACCTGCGGCTGGGTGTTGTTCAGCATGTACAGCAGCGCGCTCTCGTCCGAGACGGCGCCGAAGTTGAGCTTGCCGGTCACCGACAGGCCGCCGCGCTGGATGATGTACGGGGTCCGGACGCCCGTCGCGGTGAAGATCGGCGTGAGCTCCCGGACGAGGTCGATCTCCCCGTCGGTGACGGTGTTGACGAGGGTGCCGCCGGTGGCCGGGCCGCCGATGCCGACCACCGTCCGCCATGACGCGACGGGCAGGATCGTCGTGGGGTTCGCCGTCGGCGCCGCACCGGCGGGCACGCTCGGCCAGGACGTGCCCTGCCCGTCCCAGGTGAACAACTCCGACTCGGCGTTGAACTTGAGGTTCATCTGCGACATGCAGAAGCCGGGATACTGGCGGGCGCCCACCGTCGCGGTCGGGCCGAGGGAGTGCGTCAGGGTGTGCGACGGAGGCTGCCCGCCACCGGAGTTGAGCAGCGACCACGTGTACGTGTACGGGCCCGCCGCGACCACGGGCACCACAGCCTGCGCGGAGGCATGCCCGTAGACCAGGCCGCCCGCCGGCGACGACAGCGGGATCGTGTACGGGCCCGCCCCGGACGGGGTGCCGGTGGTGAAGACCTCGGCAGTCGCACCGGTGCCGATCTGCACGACTGTCGCCGCGGGGATCGACGCGACCGTCGAGATCGACGATGCCCCGGCCGCGGCGGTGGCCGCCAGGGTCGTGGACCCCGACCCGGTCGGCGTGCCGGTGACGGCCAGGTCACCGAGAATGTTGCGGAGCCACCAGCCGACGGTGTCGCCGTACACGGGCCCGCCGAGGCTGATGTCGGCGGTGCCGACGCCCTGGATTTGCGCGAACGCGTCGGTGCCCATCGACCCGCGCCAGGACTGGTCCTTCAGGAACGTCGGCTTGTCAGTCGGCGAGAACGTGGTCAGGAGTTGCGTTGCAGTCATCGCCACCGGCGTGCCCTGCGCGACCTCGGGCGCGATGCCGACGAACTGCTTGGTACTGGCAAAGGTGGCGACCATGGTCACTCCTCCGAGACGGGCGGAGCGTTGTCCGCGACCTGGTTGGGCTTGCGCTTGGTGGGCTGCCAGCGGCCGTCGTCCGGGGCGCTGAACGGCCAGTCGAAGACTGTCGCCGGGGTCGGGGGCCGGCCCGGTTCGTAGTCGGTGGCCGGCGTACCCGGGTCGGCGGGGCGGGCGGTCAGCGGCACTTCGAGGTACTGGGTGGCGATCGGGCCGGTGAACTCGTAGGCCCCGGGCGGCTGGCGGCCGGCCGGAACGGCGACCGCCCCCGGCTCGACGGGCGCGGGGGCGGTTTCGGTGGCGGGCTTGGCGGCCGGAGTCGGGTCCGGCTCGGGCGGGGCAGGCTTCGCGGGCATGCGGAACTCCAGTCCAGCAACAGGGTGATGGTGGGCGCGGCCGTCAGGCTTGGACGATCTCCAGCGCGGTGAAGCTCATGAGGAAGAAACTCTTCGTCAGCCCGGCCTTGGTCTCGGGCTGGCCGTACTCGAAGTCGATCGAGCCCTGACCGCCGTCGACCGCCTCACCGGCCTCGAAGCACGCGCCACCCAAAGTGCGGTCCTGGCGCATCCACTCCACGAGGCCGTCCTGCAGGGCGTACACGTCGTCCTGCGCGTCCTCGGCGTGCGGGGTACGGGATCGCAGATAGCAGGCCAGCTCGATGTCGTAGCGGACGTTCTTCATGCCGCCGTGAGGGCCGGCCACCGTGAACCGGGCCTCCGAGCGGCGGGGAATCCACACGACGATCTGGCAGCCCGTCCGGGCGCCCGGGTCCATACCGAGGAAGTAGTCCTGGTGGTTGTCTTCCTTGGCCCACGCCCTTCGCACGACTCCGACGCCGACGACCGGCGGCGACCGGTAGGTGCGGGTGTCCGGATCGTAGGGGCCGCCGAGGTACCGACAGACACCGTCCAGGACGGATTGGCTGCTCATACGCGCCGCGCATACGAATTCAGGACCTGCGCCGCGTCCTTGACGAGGCCCGCACTGGTCTTGCGCGGGTCGTTCTTCCGAGTGTTCGACGCCAAGCCGGTGTCCGGGTACGAGTCCTCGGCGGTGGAGTCGGGGCGCATGAGCAGACTGATGGCGCGGTTGGCGACCGCGAGCCGCATGTCCGCAGGCATTCCCGACCACCCGCCGCCAACGTCATGCGCGAACAAGGTCGGTGAGGCCAGCGGGATAGCCGTGGGGGTTGGAGGTGACGCCGTCGGCGGGGGCGCATAGGACGGAGAAACCGTGACGACCTCCTCGACGCCCGGCTCCCACAATCGATAGGAGCTGCCTGGCAGGATCCCCGTCGGGTCCGCAACCGTCAGGGAGGTGGCGCCAGCAATCGCAGCCGAGGACGCCGTGGTGGACACCCATCCGGCGATATACGCGAGGTCCACGTACAGCCACGCCCCAGAGATCGTTGCGCCGGATCCGACCGGCACCAGCAGAGTTTGGACTTTCTCGACCCTCACGCTTCGCGCAGCGACCGTGGTCATGGCCGTGAACGAGGTGCCGTAAGACAGTGACTCCACGGCCAAGAACGGCGTGTCGGTCAAGGGAATGACCAGGTTGCCGTCCCGGTTGATGCGCGCCCGGGTACTCGCCATCACACGGTGTGCGGCGAGCGTCTGGTTGCACTGGTTGTCAGCCCAACTGCTTGCCTGGAGCAAGATGTTCGCCAACTCGGCCGTTTGCGCATCGGGGTCCGGGATGCCCGGACGCAGTCCGGTGAGATCCAGGTAGGTGGGCTGAGCGGCGAACTCGGCCGGGGTGATGTACGGCGTCATGGCCACAGGCGGTCACCCTCTCGATCGTCCGATCGGGATCTACTCCGAGGCCGGTTTGGTCGCGGCGCGCTTGGCCGGTCGCTTGGCCGGGGGCTTGTCCTCCGGCGGCGGCATGCTGGCGGTCTGGGCGGCCTTCATGATCTGCTCCACAGCCTCCAGCAGCGTCGCCGGATCCTTGCGACGCTCCATCTCCTCGCCGACCAGTCGGTTCTGCCGCTCGATGTCGTCCTCCCATGCGGGCTTTCCGCCGACGTGGAACCGACGAAGCCGGTCGCTGACGTCGTCGGGGAAGTCGAAGCCGCCCTGTTCGTCCGCGTCGAAGTGGCCGTACTCGGGGTCGTCGAGCGCGGTTGCGCCCGTGCGCGTGTACAGGCGCATGCCTGCTCTCCTCAGGAAGGGAAGGGTCGAGGTAGTCCGCGGACCCCGGAAGGAGTGAACTGGCGCCTTCCGGGGTCCGCTGGGGTGTGGCCGATGAGCGTCCATGGAACGAAACTGCAGGTCAGGCCACGTTGGAGAGAGTGGCCATGGCCACGGGCGCTCGGTTGATAAATGCTCCCACTGAGCGAATTTCGAATTCGCGTCGCGGCCCGCCGCCGGCGACGCCCGCGTTGCGGTTGATGCCGTAGTCGAACTGGGCGGTGTCGCGCAGGTTGCGGTACTCCAGCACGGAGCTGATGTTGGCCTGCGGGAACGGCACCCGGTCGGTGCGGGCGATGATCGTGCCGGGCGGCAGGGAAGTGTGGACCTCGATCGGCACGGTCACGCCGCCGGCGGGGGCGTTGACGATGTGCCCGACACGGCCGCCTGCGGTGGTGGAGATGCGGCCTGCGGGGTCGGTGTTGAGGAACGTGGTGGCGGCGTTCGCGCCGAGGACGAGGTTGGCGATCTCCTGTGCCTGCACGGCGTTGCACATGATCGCGGTCGGGGAGCACTGGACCTGCTGCCACAGCGGCAGGAACAGGCTGGCCTCGATCTCGGTGACCGTGCCGCCGGTCAGGGTCAGGGCAGCGCCGTCGAGGGACGTCGAGATCGACGGGTTGGCGGTGCCAGTGCCGGGCTGCACCCACTGGCCCGAGCCGTTGTAGTCGCCGGCGAGAGAGGCGAGGAACCCGTCGTAGTCCTTGGCGTTCGCGGAGCCGTTGTCGGCGGCGAGGTTGATGGTGGGGACGGTGGCGGCGACGCCCTTCCACACGGTGGCCAGGTTGGGGGCGACGGTGATGGGGGGCAGCGTCCGGTTGGCGACGATGACCGACGTCATGACCACCGTGTTGACGGTGGTGGTCGTGTAGTAGTACCAGGTGGTGCCGTCGGCGGACTGGAACCAGTCGTAGGCGACCGCACCGCGCACCGCGGCCACGGTGGCGGTGACCTTGTTGGTGGTTCCGGCTCCGGATGCGCCGCTGGCGCTGTTGCCCCGGCTGTTGCCGGAGCCGTAGTAGTAGCCGGATCCGGTGCGGGCTGCGACGCCGACGTACACGGTGGTGGTGGCGGGGATGGAGCCGCCGGTGGTGGACTGGGTCAGGGTCGGAGCGGCCGGGCGGGCGAGCGCGAAGGACTGGGCGCCCATGAGCTTGCGGTCGTCGCCGATGAGGACCTGGTTCAGGGTCTGGAACGTGGCGACCTGGTAGGGGTCGGCGTAGCCGGTGCCCAGGTCGAAGGCGTCCTGTGTGGCGAGACCGGCGAGGCCGGTCGGCATGTACTTGGCCTGGAAGTCCTGCTCCTGGAACACGACTTCGTTGGCCGCGTAGTCGTAGCCCATGGAGGGGTCGGGCTGGGAGCTGGTGGTGTCCATGACTGCGCGCCACACGGCGTAGGGGTTGCCGTCCGTGGACTTCACGCGGGCGACGAGGTCACGGAACGGCGTGACGACCGGGACGAGAGAGACCAGTCCGGACAGGTCGTAGCTGTAGATGCCGGTGTTCTGGAGGATGCCGGCGGTCTGCGCCTTGGCGATGGCGGCCAGCGTCTCCTCGCTGACGTTTTCGAGCGGGGCGTTCATGTGATGCCTCCTGGGCATGCGAGAGCCCCGGGCGCATGGCGCTGCCGGGGCCGGCTGGGTGCTGGAAGGGGCGCCGCTCAGGGGCGGGCGCCGCCGTTGTGGATGTTCTGGAGTTCGGCGATGGCCATCTCGTTGAGCTGGTTGTGGATGGCGTTCTGCCCGGTCGCGTCAGGGCCCTGGTACAAGCTCTTCTTGAGCTCACGCGCCTTGGCCACGTCGGCGGACGGCGCGCCGCGGTCCTGGCCGCGCAGTTGGGGCCGCGGCGGGGGGACGGCTCCGTTGGTGAACACCTTGGGCTCGGCAGGCTGCTCTTCCAGCGCCCGGATCTGACCCTTGAGGGTTTCGACGGTCTCCGCCAGTTGAGCGATGGTCTCCGCCTGTTTGGCGATGGCCCGCTCCTGTGTGGCGCTGTGCCCGTCGGGGCTCGTGGTCGCGTCCGTGTTGCTGCTCTCGGCATCCGAGGGGGTGTTGGTAGTCGGGTTGGTGGTCTTGGCGACGTCGTCGTCGGGGGCGGTGTCGGCGGGGATGCCCACCTCGGCGGAGGGCTCCGGGGTGAGGTCGACGGTCTCGGGATCGTCGGCGACGGGGGGCATCTCGTCGGGCTCGTCGTCTTCCGGCACGGCGACCGGGACGATGTTGGCGGGGTCGACGATGCCGATGAGGTTGCCCTTGCGGTCGTACATCGCGACCTGCGGCGTCTGCTCGGCCTTGGCGACCGGCTCATCCGCGGTCACGGTCTCGGGCGGGGTGGCGGTGTCGGCCACGGTCTCCTCCTGCTTGGCGACCGTCCGGCCGCTGTCCTCGGTGGGTTCGGGGGCGGCCGGCAAAGATGCCAGCACCTTCTGGAGCTGCTCGACGGCACCACGGATGGCAGCCTCATTCCCGCTGGACAGGACACGTCCGGCCTTCGCCACGTGGGAGAGGGCTTCGATGGTGTCCAGCGGCGCGGAGTCCCAGCCGGCGAGAGCCTTGCCGACGGCGGTCATCCGATCGGTCGCACAGTCCGCCTCGGCCTGTTCGGCGACGGCGAACGGGGCGAGGACGCCGATGGCGTAGTCGATGGCGCAACAGGCGTCATCGAGGTCCATGGCCTGGTCTGCGTCGCCGGGGTCGCCGCTGACGGCTTCGAACATCTCTCTTTCGGCGAGCATGTCGACGGCGTGCTTGGCGCGGGCGAGTAGCGAGGTCCACTTGCGGGCGGTGGCCGCGTCGATGGCCTCCCATGCCGGGGAGCCGGGATCGTTCGGGTCGCCAGGGGCGTCCACTTCCGGGGCGGCCAGCGGTACGGCCGGGTCCATGCTGTCGGTGCTGTCGTCGAGTTCCATGGTCTTTGCCACCGGGCCTTCCTTCAGGGAGCCGTCGGAGTTCCAGTTGTCGGGGATCTCACTGGCGGCGCCGAGTGTCTTCGCCCGGGTGATGACGTGCCGTCGGATTGCGTCGTGGTCGGCGCCGCCGCGGCCCACGGCGCGGATGGCGTGGGTGAGGTCTTCACGGTCGGCGATCGGGTAGCTCTGATCCGTCATTGCCTGACCGTTGGCGGCCATGCGGCGCAGGTCGTCGGTGTCGTATTTGGCTTTGGCAACCGGGCGGGCTACGGCCGCCGAGTGGATCATCCGCATGACCGCGGCGGGGCTAGCGATCAGCGTCACCTGCTCCTCCCCCGATGGTGCAGGTTCGGGGACGGACTTGCCGATCAGGTCACGGATTTGGTCCGGGTTCATCAGGCCCTGCGCATCCCGCTTCATCAGCAGGAACCCCGGCGAACCGTTGGCGGCCCGGTCCACGAGGTCTACGCGAGGCACTTCAGCGTCGACCAGTTCCGTGAATTCGGTCTCCACGTCGAGGTCTGTCATGACTCACTCCTCGGTCGGATACGTCTGGCGACGCCCTGCGGGCTGAATCCGGTGACCTTGCCGGACTTGACGAGTCGCCATGCGGTCTCGTCGCAGATTCCGCCGATGAGCCAGTCGCCGGCCTTGATGACGGTGCCGTTTCCCTGGTCCCAGTCCGGTCCCCGATAGATGTACGACTCGGTGACCGTCATATGGCCGAGAGTGTCGTCGGCGTGGAACAGTCCAACCTGTGCGCCTCCGGGCAGGAAACTCCAACACGCCTTCTCTAGTTCATCGGCTGTGAAGAAGTCCCGGCCGCCGTCCGCGCCCTTCGCAATGCGCGGGTCTCTGCCCGCCTGGTACGCGAGGCCGAGGACAAACCTCTTAGGAGCGTCGGGCATGCTGACCTCCTTATGCGGGTAGCACGGCGCAGCGGCACCGGGGATGGGCGGGCGCCTGGGCGGCTCCGCTGGGGTAGACGTCACCGATTGGCACGGGACCCGCTTCGGCGTTTCCTATGCACACCGCACACACGTTGCTTGCGGGATCCACCATCCACCGACCCATCGTCACGCCGAGTCGCTGATACCCGTCCAGGGCCCCGGCCCCCGATCCGCGCGTCACCTCGGTGATGGCAACGCCGCCAGCGCGACCCAAGTCTCCGAGAGCTTCACGCAGAGCGGCGCCAACCGTCCCCGCGGAATCCCCGCGGGTCGTTCCGTTGACGAGAATCCTGGCAAGGTGCATGAGGGTGGTGCCGACTACCCCCTGGGCGGCCGCCTGAGCGGTGCCGGCGAGGGCGGCCAGTCCGGCTTCGGCGCCAAGGCTGGCGATGATCTCCTCTGCCGCGGTGGTGTTTCCCGGGGTCCACCCCGAAAGCGGCGGCTCACCGTCGCCGGACGCACTGTCCGCCGCGGTGAGGCCGATGAGGTAACTGTCGGCATACAGTCCGGCCAAGACCCTCGTCAGCGGATTGACCATCGGAAGGGACTGTGCGACAAGCCAGGCGAGCGCGGCTGCGATCAGGGCGTCCCGCGTCACGTCCGAGTCCTGCTGGTCCCCGTCGGGGGGCGGCTGGGTTGCCGCATAGTCGTGGGCCAGTTGCTCGGACTGCGTTGCCCCCAATATCCCCGCCAGCGCCCCGGCGATCAGGGGTGTCCAATGGGCGGCGGTGTCAAGATCAAGGTGCCACCCCGGCCACTCGTCGCCCTGTCCTTTTGGGTGGACGCCGCCGGCCTTCGCCACGCGCTGCATCTTGTCGCTGACGGATTCGCCGTCGTCGTGGCCGATCGATCCATCGGCGTGCTGCCAGCCGTTGCCGTCGTCGTAGGCGACCGGGGTACCGCATGGGCACGCTGATTCGTCGCCTTCCAGTGGCTGCCCGAGTGCGGCCAGCACCGCGTCGATCGAGTCCAGTAGCTCCTGCCGCACGGCGGGGTTCCCGGCGAGCAGCGTGGGATCCCACCAGGCGATCGCTTCGACCTGATCTCCGTCTGGGTCATCCGGGTTGGTGATTTCCCGGTCGCTGTTGACGGGCACACAGGTCTCGGCGGGCACGGTCCAGACGATGCCCTGGTAGACGCCGTCCGGACTGGTCCACGTGCCGACCTTCTCCCCCGGTGGCGGGATGCAGCCGGTCTCCTCGGCCCACTCCCGCCATGCGCCCTGAAGCGGAGTCTCGTCGCCTTCAAGGTGGCCTCCGGGGAATTCCCACATGCCTGCGGCGGGATCCTCGTCGTCCAGGGCCCGCTGCAGCATCAGGACCCGGCCGGTGTCTTCGGCGCGCACCGCGAGGCCCGCGACGCCGACCTGTCCGCTGGCCTTGCGGACGGCGAGTCGACCGGAGTCGTTGAGACGGTGCCCGCTGACCGCGTCAACAGCGCGGAACTCGAAGTTGCGCCACTTCCCGTCACGCCGGCGGGCCTGCCTGAACCGGCGGAACGCCGTCAGTTCTCGCTTGATCAGGTCCTGCTGTTCGGTGGGCCGGTCCTCCGCGCCATCATCGTCGGCGAGGTCGTATCCGACGATGCCCGTCTCGGCGGTGACGCCTGCGGTCGGCGTCGCGGCGTCCTTCGTGACCGTCGGCGGTCCGTCGGGCGACTCGGCCTGCACGTGCTCCCGCAGCTGGATCTGGTAGGCGTCCTCGGCTGCAGCGGATGCTTTCGCATCGGCGGTGCCCGATGCCGGTACGACGCCCGGCGGTGGCACGAACGGCTGGTACAGGACCGGCTGGTCGTCGGCCGGCCCGAACGTCTCCGGGTCGACCTTGCCCGCGACGCCGTCGATGGCGAGGAGCGGCACAGGGCCGAGGCGGGTTGTGGAGAAGAACCGTGGGGTGGGCCTGCGCGGGTCGCTGGGCAGCCCGAGGAGTTGCTCGCGGCCCTCATCGGGGCTCGCCATGCCCGCCTCGATGTAGATCTGCCAGGCTTGGGCGAGCGCGAGGCGGTCCTCCTTCTCCTGGCCGGTGTCGAACGCGAACTCCAGCGGCAGGCCCAGGTCGTGGCGCAGGAAGTCGGTGAGGACACCCTCGACGTGGGTGATGAGCGGCAGGTCGCCGACGCGATGTTGTACGTCGGCCTGTGTCTCCCCCGACGACCGGTTCACGGACTCGGTGAACCCCATGTCGGATGGCACGACGTGGAACGCCGCGCACGTCTTCCGCATCAGGAAGAGACTGAAGGCGTCGGAGAAGTCCTTCTCATCCGACCAGCCGATGGTCGATCCGCCCGGAATCCACTTGATCTGCGACTGGATCGACTGGTCGCCGAGCATCAGCGCATCCCAGTGGCCCTGGAACGCCTCGATCTGGTCCGGGGTCCACGACTCCGGCGCGCTGGCGAACGCCCGGGGGATGTTTCCCTCGGTGAACCGTTGCAGGAAGTACGCCTGGAACCGCAGGTCGGTGTTGGCGTTGAGGAGGATCGACTCCAGCGGGGCGTGCCCGTAAAGGGAGTTCGACCGGGGCCGAAACGGTTCGTACACCAGGTCGTTGCGGGTCAGCCAGTTCCACGGCAGCCCGTTGGCGTACTGCACATACGCCTCGGCCGGCGGCTCGGGGCTGTTCCCCCAGTAGTCCAGCAGTGGTGCCACGGTGGTGCCGTCGACGACGCGCAGGCCTATGGTGCGGCCACCGCGGTTCCGCAGCCGGTACAGGGCGCCGGCGTCGTAGGCGAGGATGTCGTACAGGTACTTCGCGAGCCAGTTCGCGAACGGCGTCTGGCGGTCGGGCTTCTCGATGACCCGCATGCCCTGGTCGATGGCCGCGTCTGCGTCGCCGCTGAATCCGCGGGCGGGCACGAGGGACCAGTCGAGGGCGCGGATGGAGTCGATGCGGTGCCAGATGCACATCTGGGCCACGTCGTAGGCCTCGATCATTCCGCGGAGCGTGTCGAAGGCGACGCGCTCGTGACTGCGGGGCCGGGCGGAGATGTTGTGGCCGGTGACGAAGTTCTGGGTGCGGGGCGTGCGGGAGTAGCCGTCGTAGGGGCCGATGGGCTCGCCTGGGCTGAAGGGCGAGGCGGGGGTCATCTGCGCGGCGGCCTCGGCGGCCTGCATGTCTGCGGGCTTCTGGCCGCCGAAGACCTTGGCGAGGCGGTCACGAACGCCCATATGGCGGGCCTCCTTCAGCGGTGGTGTTGCTGCCGGTAGGCCGCGTCTCGGGCGCGCTTGCGGGCGATGGCTGGGTCTTCGGGGTCGCTTGTCCTGGTCGCTTCGGGCGTCTCGGGCGCGGGCTCCTCCGGCGGCGCGGTCCGCGGGTGTGCGATCGCTTCGGCCTTGCGTCGCGCGTACTCGATCCAGGCCTGGGCGCCGCTGCCGTCGAGGAGCATTTGGGCGAGGGCCTGGCTGGTGGCGTCGACCATGTCGTCGTGGGCGGCGTTGGGGAAGCCGGCGGCTTCGTCGATGAGTTCTTCGGGGTCGAACAGGGCGATCGCCGCCTCGGGGAGGAAGACGTTTCCGGCCTGCACGACAGGGGCGACGGCGTTTGCTCGGGCGTACTTGCTCTCGGTCGGGTTGATCGCGACGATGCCGGGGACCTTCGACTTCAGGGTGTCGATGATCGCGGTGCCGTTGGCCTTGTCCTCGACGTATTTGGCGGTTGCCTGCGGCCAGCGTGCGGCCAGCGCCTTGAATGCAGTAAGGGTGTCGGTGAAGGTGAGGCGCTTGTGGACTTGATCGAGCAGGTAGACGTTCGCGCCGCGCCGCGCCCACACCTGGCCGACGACGTAGTCGCTGCTCTTGGTGTCCTTGAACGTCATGTCCCACGACATGATCAGTTCGTCGTACTCGTCGACCAAGTAGGCGTCGGGGACTGTCGGGTGCTGTGACCACAGGGGCGTCCCGTAGCGGCGCCACCAGGGGCGCTGCCACACGTTGCCCGCATCGGGCGACGGCCGCCCCTGATACAGAGCGTTGAAGGTGCGCGTTCCCGCCTGGATACGGATGGCTTCCCACTCGGCAGGGGTGCGCCCCCGGGCGGAGGTAAGCCATTCGCCGGGCATCCGGCCGAGCGGATCGACCTCACCTTTGGCGGGGTCGTGGTCGGCGAGCGCAGGAATGTTGACGACCCGCCACCGGTCGCCGTCCTCCGCGGCCAGGAAGCGGCCGGCCAGGTCGTCTTCGTGCCAGCGGGTGTTGATCAGGATGACCGGGGCGCCCGGCGCGAGGCGGGTGGAGCCGACGGACTGCCACCAGCTCCACACCCGCTCGCGATAGCGGGCGGAGGCTGCCTGTTCCTTGTCGGAGAATGGGTCGTCGATGACCAGGACATCGAGCGGGCGCCCGGTGAGGCCGCCGCCGATGCCGACGCAGACGATGCCGCCGCGGTGGCCGGCGAGCTGCCAGCGGCGCGCTGATCCGTTGTCGGGGGCGATCCGCAGTCCGATATCGAAGGTGCCTTCATCGCCGTCGTTGGACGCGATCCAGTTCCGGACGTCCCTGCCGAAGCCCTCGGCGAGTGGCTGGGCGTAGGAGACGATGCCGATGCGTGTCTGCGGGTTTCGGGCGAGGGCCCACAGCGAACCGGTCTTGGTGACCCTCTCGCTTTTCCCTTCCTGCGGGGGTAGCGAAACGATCAGCCGTGCGCCGGGGGTGGTGTGTGCCCACATGACGGCCTGATCGACCAGACTGAGAGCCGGGGTCTGGATGGTGCCGGGCGCGACCAGGGCGGCCAGATCGCCGGGCGTCTCCCATTCCTGGGCGGCCCCGGGGTCCGCCTGCGCGTCGAGTCCGTCTCCGGCGAGCGTGAGGAAGTCGATCACGCGGTCACCTCGCTTCGAAGGCCGCCTTGAGGTGGCGGGCGGCGATCCGCCGCGCTTCGGCCGCGTCCTGCCCGGTCGCACCAAGGAAGCCGATGACCGCGTTGATGGCGCCCATGACGACCTCGGCCTTGGCTTCCTCGATCTTCACAAGCCGTTCGTCGATGCCGAGGCGCGCGTAGGCGACGAGCCGGTCTCCGACTCGGCCGAGGGCACGTTCGTAGACGACGATCTCGGAGCGGAGTTGCTCTGCTCCGCGGGCGTCGGTGTAGCGGATCTCTTCGACGTGGAGGTCTTTGACGAGGGTGGCGAGGATGTCCTTGAAGCGAATCTCTTCGCCGACGTGCTGCGCGAGGGCTGCGAGCGGGTTGTCGACGGGCTCGATGTCGAAGAGGCTGGCGAGTTGCCGCGCTTTCTTCTCGACCTTGGCTTCTGCCACGCGCCTGTCACCTGCCGCTCTGGTGGTTTTGTTGGCGCCGCCGTGCCGGTAGCAGACGGTGAGGCCGCGGATGGCCCACAGCTTGCAGGGCTTGGTGCGCTGCCCGTTCGCGTCTTTGGACTTGCCTTGGCAGCGGCGTTCGGGGGGCGGGTTGTGCGAGGGGGTGGGGTGATCCGAGCTGTGGGAGCGGCAGACGGTGAGGCCGGGGAGCGTCCACATGCTGCAGCGGTAAGGGGCGCCGGGGCGGTGGCTGGTGACCATGGCGGTGCAGCGGCGTTCGGGTGGCGGCTCGCCTGCCTTGTCTTGGGGGTGGGGGCGGCGCGCCATCACTTCCCCCTGCGGCTACCAGCCGGCGGGAGGTGCTACGGCCTCGGGCTGGGGGTCGGGTTCGGGTGCGGCTTCGGGGGTGCAGTCGCACCCGGGCAGGTGGTCCGGGTTGGGTGCGGTGCACGCGGCCCGATGGGTGAGGGCTGCGCTGTCGCGGGTAATGGCGTGGTCGCCGCAGCCGTGGACGATACGCGTGTAGTCGGCGCAATCGGGGAGCGGCGGGAAGACCGGCGCGGGCTGCTGGGGGTCGGAGAGGAGGAGCGCCTGGTCGCGGCGGGCCTGCTCGATGGCCTGCTGCTGGGTGACCTCCGCCGGGGTGAGGCGGCGCTGCCAGTTCACGACGGCGGGTACGCCGCACAGGGTGCAGGCGGGGCCGACGGGTGCGGGCTGCATGTCGGGGATGATGGCTGGCCTCCCGTCAGCAGGTGTAGGAGACGGGTGGTGTCCACAGGCCGCCGTCGCCCGGGGTGCCGGTGGCGGGGCCGTAGTCGAGAGGCGTGAGAATCGTGTCCGCGGAAGTTTCGTTGCGGTCGCCGGTCCAGGTGTCGATCACCTGCCAGGGCTCGCCGTCCAGGATGGATACGGTGCGGGGCTGGCCGCCGCAGGAGTTGGCGCTGATCGCGCGGCGTCCGTTGGCGGGCATCCCGAAGCCGAGGTTGGCCGGGGTGGTCCAGCCGGTGTAGAGGCTGGGGGCGGTGGCGTAGCCGGTCTGGCTGCCGGTGCAGTAGCCGCATCCGGGGTCGCTGTAGGTGAGGACGTAGGCGCCGGTGGCCTGGTCGTACCAGCCGCCGGGGCTCTCGGCGTTGGCCACGCCGGCGACCGCGCGGACGCCAGTACCGGTGCCGCCCACACCCCACTGGTTGAGCTGCTCCAAGTTGAGCTGGGTAGCGCCGGGCATCGTGCAGACGATCGCGGGGGCCTGGCCGGGTGTGCCGGAGGTGATCACGCCGAGGTCGCCGTTGCCCGCGCAGACGCCCAGGCTGGGTTTGCTGTAGGAGCCGTGGGGGGCGCCGGCGCCCGGCCCGCACGGGCCGAGCGGGCCGTTGCAGCCCATGGCGTTGTACGCGTTCGCATGGTTGCGGGAGTAGTCGATGGGGCTGTTGAACCACAGGATGAACACGCCGTCGGCGCTGCCCCAGGTGTCCCTGCGGATCATGCGGGGGTTGAAGCAACCTTGCCCCGTGTCGCCGCACTCGTGACTCCAGGTGAGTCCGGACCACGGGTCGATGTCGCTGGGGCTGAACAACTGGGTGGGCGTCGACCAGGGGCCGCTGAGGGTGGCCGCGGTGCTGACCCCGAACCCGCACCAGGGCGTGTTCTGCACGTACCACTGGTAGCCGCAGCCGTACATGGTGCCGTACATCGCGTAGCGGCCGTCATCGAGCCGGGTGACCGTCGAGTCGTGCAGGTCCAGGCCGCTGATCTGGACGCCACCGCCCGTCAGCGCCTGAACGGTTCGCGGGCCGGCGGCATGGCGCGGGCGCACCGTGGCCGGGGCGGGCGGGAGGAGCGGCGGGTGCGGCCCGTCATCGTGCGGGCCGGGATGGACCGTGGCCGGGGCGAGTCGAGTGGTGCTGCTGGTGGGCGCGGCCAGGGCTACCGCGGGTGCGGCTGGCGCCCCGCCACCGAGAGCCGCCACCAGGGCGAGGGCGAGAACGGCGAGGACGGCACGCAGACGCGACAACGAGGACTCCTGGCTGGTGGGGTGTGGGGGGCGCTCTGCCCCGGGGGGTAGCGCAGGAGGTTCCCCGCTGCCCGGCCGGGCTCCGTGGGCCGGTGGCTGGGCAGCGGGAGTGGATTACCGCGCGGCCCGGCCCGTCAGGTGCGGGCCGCGCGGGCAGGCGACGCTGGACGCATCAGCCTGCGGGCCCCGGCGACGTAGCGGCGGGGCGCATGGGGGGGTCAGGCCGCGGCGTATGTGCGGCGGGCGCGCTCGCGAGTCGCCTTCTCAGCGCGAATCACGTCGATTGCGAGGAACAGCGGCCGGTCTCGCCAGTCGCGACTGGCCTCGACCAGAAGGCCGCGGTACTTCCAGTTGCGGACCACATTGGGCGAAACCTGGGCGGCCTCGGCCGCTTGGGCCACCGTCCACTTCGTGGCCTGCAGGTCAACATCGAGGTCGACCATGGCTCTTCACCCCCGAGTTCTGGGCAAACGAAAAGGCCCCGCGCGGCGGCGGGGCCTTCCGGAAGCGTGCATGGTTCTCCGCAGGACAGGGTCACGTATGACGTGGGGTGCCGTCAAGCTGCGGCGATAATCGACGCGTTCAGGGCCTTGACATACGCGTCGTACTCGGGGCGGGTCATGACGCGGCGGCAGTCCGGGTCGCGGCATTCGATGCACGGCTGGCCCCCGGCGAGGCGGAGTTCGCGGGATTCGATGAGGTAGGGGCCGTGGCAGCGGGGGCAGGGTGCGAGGCGTTTCACGTCGCGCTGTTCGTCCTGCTTGGTGAAGCGTTCCGCGGTGCGGTGCCAGGCGTTGATCTGTGCGGCGGGGTTGGCGGAGTCCCGGTCGTGGGCTTCGCGCGCGGCGGGGTGGTGGGTAAGCGCCCATTCGAGGTGGGCGTTCAGGAACGTGACGGCCCCGGTGAGCGTGGCGCCTTCGGTGCCGCGCCCGGGCCGTGTGCGGAGCTGGCGCAACTCGCGGATGTCGTCTTCCAACTCCAGGAGGCCGCCGACGATGTGGTCGGTGAGGATCCGTGAGGCCTGTCCGGGCCAGGGCGGCACGGTGACGGTGGACCGGCCGATGGTGCCGATCTTCGGGCCCCGCGAGCCGTGGGCCGCTTCGAGGTGGATCGCGGCTACCAGCTCGGGGAGGTCGCCGAGCTGCTGGCGGGCGCGGACGCTACAGGGTTCGCAGTGGATCGGCTGGCCCCAGCGGGGGGCGAGGTCGTGCGGGGTGCCGTGCTGGGCGAGCTTCAGTTCGGCTTCACGCCAGGCGTGGTTCTCGCGGCCGGGGCAGGCGGTGGGGGTGTTCATGCGGCGACCCCATCCGTGAGCATCCTGGGCCCGGGCTCGGCGCCCATGCGCCCCCTCGCGCCGGGCCCCAGCCAGTCTTCTTTGCGCGCTCGGCTGACCCACGTGCGGATAGTTCCCTCGGGTCGTCCGAAGCGCTCGGCCAGTCGTTGAATCGCCCGTCGGTCCTTCCCTGGGCCGGTTTCTTCCAGGTAGGCGAAGGCCACCTTGCGGAGCAGATCGTCAGTCATGGCTGTGCGCCCCGACGTTTCGGGGATCGAGCTGTCGCCTTCGCTGAAAACGCCGGGCGCGGCTTCCTCGCCCAGGAATGTCTTCGTGCCGCGCCGACGGGCCTCTTCAAGGATGACGTGGGCGCGGACGGCGGTGAGCAAGTCGCCGAGCGGTGCGCTGCGGAGCAACCGGAGCGTCACTCCTGCCGGTGGGGGCGCGACGACTTCCGCTCGGGTGATGGCGAGACCGGCGGTCCCTCGGGAGACATCTCCCGTGATCTCGTAGCCTTCGCCGGTGTAAGCGAAGTGGACGACGACGCCGTCGGTCTGCTGCTCGGGCGGGATGGGTTCGACCTTGAGTTGCATGACGGGCTCCCAGGTGTGCGGCTACGGCCCCAGTGTGCGGGATTCGCCCGGCAGTGCCCGGGGGTGTCGGCCCGGGCACTGTGTGCGGCGTTGCCGGGCTATTCGTGGCCGGCCTCTCCGCCGCACCAGCAGCAGGTGTAGTGCCCGGGCTGTGCGGCGGGTGCCGTGTGTTTCCAGTCGGGGATGCCGCAGCGGGCGCAGTATCCGGAGTTCTCGGGGTTGCCGGTCGGGGGCATGTAGGCGTCGCAGACGCCGGGGTGGTCGGTCACTTCTTCTCCAGGTAGCGGTAGATGGTGGTGCGGGCGACACCGAGTTCGTCGGCGATGACCTGGACGGTGTGCTTGCGCTTGCCGTCGTCGCCGAGTTCGTCGTACATCTGCTGGGCGAGTGCGACCTGGCGGGGTTTGAGTGCGGGCTTCCGGCCGCCGATGCGGCCTCGGGCACGTGCCGCCGCGAGCCCGTCCATGGTGTTCGCGACGATCATCTCCCGCTGTAGTTCGGCGAGGACGGAGAGCATCCCGAACATGGCCCGGCCTTCGGGTGTCGCGGTGTTGATGCCCTGCTCGATGACGTGCAACTCGATGCCGCGGTCCCGGAAGTCGACGCCGAGGTTGATGAGTTGCTGCACCGACCGGGATATGCGATCGAGGCGGGTCACGCGGAGTGTGTCGCCGGTGCGGAGTCGCAGCATGAGCGTGTCGAACTGGGGTCGTGACGCCTTGGCTCCGCTTACGTGGTCGAGGTGGATGTTGTCCCTCGGCACCTCGGCGCGGAGGAGAGCGTCGATCTGGTGGTCGGGGTTCTGGTCTGCGGTGGAGACGCGTGCGTACCCAAAGTCCATGTCAAATAGCTTACCCCGGTAGCCGTTTGTCGTCATAGATTCGCGACACGGGTTCTCGACGGTTTTGACTCGAACTTCCACGGAGGTCACCGAGTGTCGCCAACCGATCGTTTAATGGGCAGTCACTTGCCGTCACCAGGGCCGAATTGGGCCACGGCGAGCCGCACTCACCCCCCGAACAGCCCGTCCTGCTCCACCTCGAACCGCCCGACACCGGGTGCGGTCCGCAGGCCGAGCTTCGCGGCACAGTCCTCGCCCACGCCGAGCGTGCGCGCGGTGCGCCCCACCAACGGCCTGCCACACACCCGGCAGTGGACAACACGCCGCCCCGCAGCCAACTCCTCGTCGGTCGCGAGGCCAGGCAGCGGGGCGGCGTGGTCGGTCATGGGGCCAGTCTCACCCGGGCGGGGTGCGCCACATGACCCTGAGCGCCTGGTCGAGGAGGCGTTCGGCGCGGGGGTGAGTGCCTCCGGGTTGCGCCCGCGCGTTGACGAGGCCTCGCCCGGTCCGATGGGTTTCGTGGTCGATGATCCGCATGAAGGCGAGTTGCTCGGTGAGGCTGAGGCGTATGACGGGCCGCCGATCGCCGGGACCGCCGCTCATCTCGGGCCGGGCCGGGCCCGGGCCCGGGCTCGGGCGGCCGGGCACCGGCGATGCGGCCGCGGAGGCTGCCCGCGCCCGGGTCCGGGTCGTGTTCGGCGAGGACGTCGCCGAGCATCTCGTGCAGGATCCGCGCCTCGGCGAGGGGGATCTCGACAGGCACGGGCCCGGCGTGGCCGATGGCGTGGACGTCGATCTCGATGACCGCCGTGTCTCCGGTGCCGCGGGAGGCGACCGTCTCCGCCCATGTGAAGGCGTAGGGGCTTGGCGCGGGTTCGGCCATGAACGCGTGGGCCCAGTCCTGCCGGTAGTCGCACCCGGGTTCGGGGCAGCGCCATCCCTGATCGGTGGCGGTGAGCTTCCTGTGGTCCCCGGGGTGTTCGTTGGGGCAGTTGAACGGGTGCATCCAGCCGTCCCGCTGGTACCGGTTGAGCGCGAAGACCTGCTCGTTCGTCCACGGAGCGCGGATCGGGGCGGTCCCGTTGTGGGGCTGGTCGGTGGTCACTGGGTCTCCTGGTGGCGTTGCCGGTAGTCATCAAGGAGGTGGCGGTCGTCCAGTACGCCGAGGCCGAACCGCGCGGTGGCATCCGGGTACGCGCCCTGGCTGAACGCGGCGGACTTGCCGAGCGACACGTGCATGGCGACCTTCACGAGCTGGTCGAACGCGGCGAGCGGGATCGTGATGGTGGAAGCCGGGGCGGGCTTGTCGCGGGGCTGGTCAGTCATGGTTGCCTCCTTCGGGCGCGGCCGCCGGGGCGGGGGTGCGGGCGCCGCGCGGAATCGCGGCCAGTTCCCGCATCCGCTCCAGCGTCTCGGGCGCCGTGCCGAACGATCGGGACCGGTTGCAGCGAGCGCAACGCCCATAGTCGTCGTGTTCCAGTACAGGCTGCTCGCACGCGCACGACCGGTGGGCGGTGTGGATGGACGAGCAGTCCGAGTGGAACAGGCCCGTCTCCCCGCGCCACCAGTGCCCGCGGCTGCGGTCCCACTGGTGGGAGACGTTGATCGGGTCGCCCTTGCGGTCGCGGCCGCCGCACCAGGCGCAGCGGGTCAGGAGGTGCCGCCGGAGCTGCTGCAGGGGCGGGAACTGGAGGCGCCAGTGGTGCACGTGGAACCGCCAACCGCGTGAGGTCCGCCAGGTGCCGTCGGGTCGCTGGACGCGGCGGCCGCAGACGCTGAGCCCGTCGCGTCCGCGGGGCTCGCGGTGCCAGACGACGATGACGGGCGGCCAGTAGTAGTCGCGCCCGGCGAGCCGCCAGAACGCGCTGTAGCTGGAGGGCTTCCACCAGGGGAAGGCGCCGTCGCGGTGCGGGGGGTCGTCGTTGCACATGGGGGTGTGGTCGTGGTGGAGGCGGATACGCCAGCGGATGGCGGGGTCGCTGGCGGCGCGCATGGGGGTGGGCTGTGGCCAGGGCCGGCGGATCTCGAACGCGACTGTGAGTGGGTCATGCACGGTGGGTGTGCTCCTTGGGGTTGGCCGGCGCCCGGGGTGACCGGGCGCCGACGGGCGGGTGGGGTTAGGTCGTGGTGTGGCGCGCGCAGCACCAGTCGACGGTGCGGTACGCGGCGCGGGTGACCGGGAACGCGGTCCGGCCAGCGCGCGCCGCCTGCCGGCGGTCGCAGTCGGTCGGGTTGAAGTGCTGCATGGCCTGCTCGGCGGTTGCGATCGCCCACACGCTAGTGAGGGCGACGACGAAGGAGACGATGCAGCCGCAGGGGCAGCGCTCCAGCCAGATGCAGTTGCCGATCGGGACTTGCTCACCGTCGATCTCGACGGTCAGCGCCCCGGCGGTGTCGGGCGCCGGGTTCTCCTCGGTGCCGGCAGGCGGAGCGACCGGTTCCCAGGCGGCCGCGGGGTCGGGGTCCGCCCGGAGCCAGCCGTCGCGGGCGAGCCGGACGAGGGCGTGGGCGAGGAAATTGCGGCCGACTGGCGTGGTCGCCCACGCGTCGGCGTCGTCGGCCCCGTGGGTGGCGGAGTCGAGGGCGCCGATGGGGATGCCATCGGCGGCGGGAGGAACGAACAGAGCCGGGGTCCCGGGCATGTGGTGCTCCTTGGCGTTATCGGGTCGGGGTGCGGCCGGTGGGGGCGGTCAGGTGGGGTCCGCGACGGGTGGGAGGGCGGCGCCGGCGGGGATGAGGCGCTGGGCGATGGCGAGCGCGACGAGGTGGGTGGAGTTGGTCGCACCGAGGCGCCGGGCGGCGCGCTTGCGCATGCTCTGGACGGTGCCGTGGGTGACGTTCAGGCGCCGGGCGATCTCGGCGTAGGACATGCCGCGGGCGAGGCCGATGACGATGTGCGCCTCGATGGGGGTGAGGTGCGGCGGTTTGCTGGTCATGTGTGGGCTCCGATCTGGGCGGTGGTGAGGATGACGAGGGTGATGGTGGCGGCGACGGCTATCCACGGCCACCAGGCGGGCACCCGCGAGGCTGTGCGGGCGTCTGCGGGGCCAGGAGCGACGTCGGCGTCGCGGGGGCCGCATTCGGTTCCTGCGCCCGCCCACGCCCCCGCCAGGGCCCGCGGTGGAGCCGCGGGGGTCGTACCGGATCGGTCAGTCGCCATCACGGACCGCCCCCGGGTCGATCAGGTCGGCCGCGAGGCGCAAGCCCTGCACGACGCCCGGCGTCGTCTGGTGCAAATCGTCGGCCTCGGCGCGGATCTTCTCCGCCAGCTCCCCGGCCACCGCGGCCGCGATCGCCGCGTGCCGCTCGTCGCAGTACGCGCACTCACCGGGCGCCTGGTGAGCAACCGTCAACTCCCGGGCCCGCATCACCGGGTCACCCCGCCGAGGATCTGATCGGCCAGGGCGAGGACGGCGACCTCGGTGCACGCTTCGACGGAGCACCCGTCGTGGAACTCAATGCCGGCCCACGTCTCGGCCTCGGTCTCCAGCAGCCGGGCGAGCGCCTCGCCGACCCCGGGGTGCATGAGGGCGATCCACGCGGCGTTGACGCTGTTGCCCATCGGCTCGTTGACGACGTAGATCGGCGCCTGGTCCTCGTCGCCGGGCTGGTTGCGCAGGAGCCGGTCGCCGCCATCGAGGGACAGCCATGGCCCGGCGACGAGTTGGGGGTTGGCGAGCAGCGTGCGGATCTTGGCGGCGGCTTCGCGGAGTCGTGTGGCGGGGTCGGCGGGTGTCGGTTCGGGGTTCACTTCGTCCTCCATGGGGTCGTGCGAGTGGCTGTACGGGCGCTGGGCGGGTTTTCGGGGCTCCGGCGACTCTCGGGTCGCACGGGGGCGGAAACGGCGCTCTGGCGGGCGCTCACGGCTCCGGGGCGGATCGGGCCGGCCAAATCCGACCGCGTGATGTGACCCGACAGCACCGCCAGAGCCACCGCGTGCGGCCGAGACCGCGCACCCAACTGGGCGTAAGCGCCCCGGATCCGGTGACGGACCACACCAACACCGACACCGAGACGGCGCGCAATCTCCCCGTCCGTCAGCCCGCGGGCCGACATCCGCAGCGCCTGCTGCTCCCAGGCGCCCAGCCGGGCACTCACGACCCGTCCCGGAACAGCGGCAGGGCCGGCGGCACCGGACGCACGGGCCGGTCGGCGGCGGGCAGACGCCGCAGCGTCGCCTGCGCCAGTGCCTCCACCTGCCGCGGCGTCACCGGCAGGTCCAGCTCTTCCGCCGCGTTCATCAGCGCCTCGCGGAGCGCGTCCAGGTTCGGGTGGGCCGTCGCGCCACCCCTGGGTCGGGGTCGGACGTGGCGGGTGGTGGGGTCGGGGGTCATGCGGCGGTTCCTTTCAGGCGGCGCCCGGCAGGGCGGGTTGCAGCGGCGGTCCGGCGGTGGGTGTCGTCGTGGTGGCAGGGCACACCGGGTTCGACCCGGCATGTGGAGTCAATGAACGACAGGTCGGGGTCGCCGGGTTGATACGCGGAGGTGCCCGGCATGCGGCTCCCGCAGGCGCGGCAGCGGGCGAGGGTGCCGCCTCCGATCCATCCGCCGCGGCGGCAGTCGGGGCAGGTGGCGAACCACGCGGTGCGGCCATTGGTGGCGGACCAGTTCGGGTGGCCGTGGTGGTTCCACGCGGCGCGCTCGACAGCCCAGTAGGGCCGGTGGTCGCACTCGGGGTCGCGGTCGGCCCACGGGTCGAATCGCGTGGGCGGGTGACCGATGAGGACGAGTTCGCCGCCGGGCCACTGGCAGGTGCAGTCGCTGTCGTGGCGGCAGGCGCGCGCCTCGCCGAGCTCGATGGCCTTCTCGACGCGGGGTACCCCGGTGCCCTTGACCTCCAGCCACGCACCGATCTCGGGCAACCAGAAGTCGGGGATGTAGTTCGTGCCGGACGGCAGGGCGATCGTCTCGGGTTCGTACTGCCAGACGACGCGCCACTCGTCGAGGGTGGCGGCCCAGTCGGCTTCGAGCTTGGAGCGGAAGGTGATCCCGGCGTACCAGGACGGCCGTGCCTCGATGGTCATGTTGCCGCCGAGGGCGCCGGGCCGGCCGGGTGCGTGCTTCTGGCGGGCGATGAGCCGCCGAAAGTACGCGCCGTCTTCGGTGTCCGCGGGGAATTGTTCCAGCAGTTCGTTGATCGCTGCTTCGTTTTCTTCGGTCATCGCGTCCTCCTGGGTGTGCAGCCGCAGTCGCAGGTGAAGTCGCCGGGGGGTGAGCCGGCGGCGAGCCATTGGCGGTAGGCGACGACGGCGTGGGCCCATTGCTCGGGTGTGCCGACGTTCGTTGGTGTGGGGGGTCGGGTCCCGGTCGGCCACGCGCCGGGGCGCTGCCCGGGGTCGCGCTCAACGGCCGACGTGGCGGGCGCGGGCGCGGGTGCGGCGGGTGCCTGGCCGGCGGCGAGGTGCATGCGCAGGAACTCGCGGAAGTCGCCCTGCTCGCGGAGTGCCGCGATGTCCTCGACGGTCAGCTCGGTGGTCATCAGAACCCCCGGGCCATGGACCGGAGCCGGGCGTAGCGGCCCTGGAAGGCCAGCGGGATGATCCGGCCGGTCGCCCCGTTGCGGTTCTTCGCGACGATCAGGTCGACCTCGCCGGCCCGCTCGGTGGTGTCGGAGCCATCTTCAGCGAGTGGCCGGTGCATGAGGATGATCACGTTGGAGTCCTGCTCGATCGCGGAGGAGTCCTTGAAGTCGGTGACGACGGGCTGGCGTCCGGCGGCGCCGCGGTTGAACTGGGCGAGCGCGATGACGGGGATCTCGAACTCCATCGCGAGGAGCTTGAGGCCGCGGCTGATCTCGGCGACTTCGTTGGCCCGGTTGGCGGTGGCCTTGGAGTTCTCGGGGGTCATGAGCTGGAGGTAGTCGGCGACGACCATGGCGGGGGCTTCGCCGCGGGAGCACATCCACCGCACGCGGGCCCGGATCTTGGACAGGGTGAGGTTCGGGGAGTCGTCGAGGATGAAGTTCCGGGCGTTCTGGAGTCGGTCGGACGCGCCGATGATCTTCTGCCAGTCGGAGTCGGTGACCTGTCGGCGGATGAGGTGATCGAGTTCGACGGTTGCTTCGGCGGCGGTGAGGCGGGCCATGAGTTCGGAGCCGCCCATTTCCATGGAGGCGACGAGGACGGGCCGGCCGCGAGTGAGGGCGACGTGCCCGGCGAGGTTCAAGCCGAACAGTGACTTGCCGCCGCCGGTCGCGGCCCCCACGGTGACGAGCTGGCCGGGCTTGAGCTCGACGGCCTCGTTGAGGTCGGGCCATGGGGTGTTGAGGGCGCGGGGGTCGGTGCCGGTCTGGAGTTCGTCGAGGAATCCGGCCCAGCGGTCGCCGACGGAGAGTTTCACTTCCAGGGCGCTGGTGCCGGTGGCGGCGGCCTGGAGTTCGGCCATGGCGTCGTCGATGATTTCGGCGGCGTCGCCTTGGGCGCCGTGGGCGCGTTGGATGGCGCGCGTGCCGGCTTCGATGACGCGGCGGAGCATCGCCTTGCTCCGGATGATCTCGGCGTAGTGCTCGGCGTTCGCGGCGACGGGCACGGTGTTGACGAGGCCGTGCAGGTAGCTGGCGCCTCCGACGCGGGCAAGTTCGCCGGTTCCGAGGAGTTCCTCACCGATGGTGATGGGGTCGATGCGGGGGTCGCGGGAGCGGCCGTAGAGGTCGCGGATCGCGAGGTAGATCGTGGTGTGGGCGGGGCGGTAGAAGTCGCCGGAGTCGAGGGTGGCCAGGACGCGGTCGATGACCGAGGTGCTGAGCATCATCGCGCCGAGGACGGCCTGCTCGGCGTTGGTGTCGTTCGGGGGCTGCCGCTCGAAGTCGGCGTAGTCGTCGGGCGGGGTGCTGGTGGTCATGCTGCGGGGTCCTTCCGGGCGGCGGGGTGGCAGTGGGGGCAGGGCACGGAGACGCGGAGGCCGTCGGGGCGTTCGGCGTCGCGGGTGCGGGTGATCTCGTCGCAGTACGGGTCGCCGCACCACGGGGGCTTGGCGGCGGCGGGCACTGGCGGCCCGCTACGGGATGGGGCGGGGTATTCGAGCCAGATCTTCAGCAGCAGGCTGGCGAACTTGATTGGGTCTCGCGGGTGCCAGCGGCTGGCTGCGATGTCCGCGAGCGCCTGGACGCCGCGGGTGTTGATGAGCTCCTGGATCGCGAGGAGTTGCCCGGTGCCGAGGTTCGCCCAACTAACGCCGATGCCCTTGCGGTTGAGGGCGTCGACGAGGGGCTGCGTCCACTCGGGGAGGGTCACCGCTTCCGGCGCGCGTCCCTGCCTGCCTGCAGGCTTATAAGAAGGTATGGCCTGGCTAGGCGTGACGCTATCTACACCGTCACGCTGTGACACATCTCCTTGATCTGTGGTTCTTTGCGAAAAGTGGGGGTCAAACTGAACCCCATTTGCTTCCAGTTTCGCGTCAAACTGAGCGCCGTTTGAGCCGCGTTTTTGCTGAGATTGCCGCCCGCGAGCCTTCTCGGCGGCGACAGAACGGGCCTTCGCCTGCCGGTCGGCCGCGTCGGATCGGCGCGCTTCGACCTGGGCTCGGGTGGAGTTCCTGCCGCCCTCGAAGAAGTCGTGCATGACGTAATCGCCGGCGTTGGGCTGGGGGCAGCGCGGGCAGTCATGGCCCGTCTCGTGCCAGAGTCGCGCGAGGATCAGCTTCTTGATCTGGGCGGGGGTTCCGAAGTCCTTGGCGATGATCCCGGGGACGATGCCCTCGGTGAGGTGCTGGGCGGAGTAGGCCCCGCAGCGCAGCCAAAGACCGAGCGCAGCGTTCCCGGCCCGAACGAACTTCGGGTGGGAGTACGCCGAGTCATCGATCTTGAACCAGGGCATCGGGTCTTCTTTCGAGGTAGCTGTTCGGGGGCTCGTCAGGGCGATCGCGGCTACGTCGTCATCGGCTGGCCTTGACGTTCAGGTAGGGCTTATGCAGCCGGAGAAGCCGGTCTTCAAGGCGGTAGGCGTGGTCGCGGTCGTCGCAGGGGTGCGCTTGCCAGCGGACGAAGTCCTTGGTCCTGCCGTGGCTGGCCATGCGGGCGCGGAACTTTTCGGTGCTGCCGACGTAGCAGGGCTGGTTGTTGCGGTCGAAGAGCACGTAGACGACCGCAGTGCCAGGCATGGGACTAGCCGCACCGTCGGCTATGGGGTACTCGCCGACCCAACTTCCTTCGGGTCCGTTGGGCAGTCGGCGCTTGAGCTGGATGACTTGCTTCCAGCGGATGTCGACGTGTTCGTCCCACAGGAGCATCCGTCCAGGCATTCCGGTCTGCTTGACGCCGTCGAAGGCGGCGCACAGTTGGGCGTCGGTGATCTCACCGGCCCGGTGCGCTGATCCGATCCGGTGGATGACTTGAGCGAGTGCTTCTCGGGACGCCGCTGCGAGCCTGGCTTCCTTTGCCCGGAGGAGCTGAATGTGCTGGAGGGTTGAAGACACAGATGTGGCCAGGTGTTCGGGGAGCCCCTGAATCATGTTCCCATCATAGCGCTCATGTACGTGGAGTACATCAAGGTTGTGGAGTACACTGCCGCCATGACAGCGCCGAAGATTGAGCACCAGGAGCGGATCGCCGACGTGCGCAACTCGCTCGCAGACGCGATCAACCAGGCCCGCTACCGCGATGAGTCGACGGTGCTGACGAGCCGCGGCAAACGCGTGGCGGCGCTCGTCTCGATGGACTTCTACGAGCGCGCACTGGCCGCGCTGGGCGAGACTCGCGTGCTTGCACCCAAGCCACCCCCTGACTGACCTCATCCCTCTCCTCTTCTCGTCCTGGCCCCGTTTCGGCGGGGCTTTGTCGTGTGCGGGTTCAGCGGTATGCGGGGATGCCGGGGCTCGGCGGGAGTGGTGGTAGCCCGGCGAGGGTGCGCGGGTCGTGTGCTGGGCACCGGTAGCCGTGGATGTAGCGGCGGGTGCCCTCCGTGACGCGGCAGTACCCGGCCCCGGCGCCCACCCGGTGCGAGCACGAACCGTCCGGCGGCTTGGTGTCGGCCATCCCTCGTTCCCTCCTGTCTGTGTGCCAGCCCCGGACGGTGCGTGCGGGGCTTTGTCGTGTGCGGGTTAGGCGCCACTGCGGGCGGCCGGTATGCGGTCGACGACGGCCACGCAGTTCGCGGGGACGCCGTTGCGGACCGCGAGGTCGACCAGCTCCTGGGCGCGTTCCGGGCTGTGGGCGTGGAGGTAGACGGTGCCGCCGACAAGGGACGGGCTCACCGTGGTGAGCATTCCGGCGCGGTGGAACCACGCGGTCTCCCCGGCCAGCCACACCGAGCCGCGGCCGGTGGCGGTGACCTTCGCCTCGTCGATGCGGGCGTAGGCGCACACGCCGGGCCGGCCAGGACGGTGGGGGGCGGTCACGACGCCTCCAACGTGAGCTGGGAAAGACGGCGGGCTGCGGCTTCGCAGTACGCCTCGGAGACCTCCACTCCAACCGCGCGCCGACCGGACTGGCGGGCGGCATCGAGCGTGCTGCCGGAGCCCGCGAACGGGTCGACCACCAGACCGCCGGGCGGGCATGCGTACCCGATGAGCGGCCGCAAAATTTCAGTCGGCTTCTCGGTTGGATGGATGGCGCGGCCCTTCATGGACTTCGCCGGGATGACGGATCGCATCAGTCGGGTGCCGTCGCGAGGCGACTGCTGGCCCGCGTTGATCGCCCGCATGTGGGGGGCCTGTCCGGCGACTCGGGGACCGCGGGTGCGGAGGTCGTCCGGGTCCGCGGAGGCAATGCGCGGCACGTCGCGGTGCTGCTCGCGCCAGTTGCCGCGGTACCAGTGGAGGGCGAACTCGTGTACTCGCTTGAAGCGGTCGGCGGTGAACCCGCTGCCGTTGTGCTTCTCCCACACCACGTCCTGGCTGAGTTTCCAGTCGGTGAACTCGCCGCGCCGGTCGAGGAACATGCGCATCGACCCGAAGCACCACATCGATGAGGCGACCGACGCCGCGAGGGCTGGCCAACCGTCGGGCCACCGGTCCCACGCCAGGGACGTTTCCGAGTACGGGGGATCGGCCAGAACGAGGTCGGCGTGCAGTCCGAGTGCGGGCAGGAGCTCGCGCATGTCGCCGAGGTAGAGCTGGACGTCGTCGTCGGCGTAGTAGGGGATCAACGAGTCCTCCTTCCGGGGGTGGATGCGGTGCGGGGCTGCGGGCCCGGGGTCGTGGCGGCCCCGGGCGCGGGCGGGGCGGCTGGTTAGTGGGTGACCTGCGGCATGTGGTCTTCGCCGCGGACCCGGAGCATCCGCATCTCCGCGCCAGCGGCCCACGCGTTCCAGGCCCGGGCGATCAGCGCGTACGCCATGGGGTGCTGACTGATCAGGGCCCGGCGTTCAGCGGCGAACCGGTTGCGTAGGTGCAGGCGCGGGTCGGTGCCGGTGAGGTTTTCGCCGTGGGCCAGGCCGTCCAGCCACATCGGGATCCGGTCGGCGTGCGGGGTGCGGGACGCCTGCGCGAGGACCGCGAGGTGCGGCGCGGCGAGGATCTGCCCCTTGGTCCGGCAGTGGGCGGCCGACGCGGCGAACGTGCCCAGCTCCGGCCAGGATTCGATGACGCGGAGGACTTCCGCACCGCTGGCATCGGCCGCGTACACCCCGCCGCGGAGCCGGCCCGTGGTGATGGTGCCGTCGATCGCGCCGAGGAACCGTGCGGCGGAGGACATGACCTTCGCGTGGGGGTGCTGGACGAGCTGGCTGACGGCCCGCTTGTGGCCGGTGTCGAGGACGTCGAACGTGTCGGGGTCGCAGCCGACCCGGATGTCCAGCACCACGGGCTTCCCGGTCTTGGCGATGGCGCCGAGGCGGTGCTGGCCATCGAGGAGGAACCCGTCCCAGTCGAACGCGATGCCCTGGTGGGTGGTCTTCCACAGGCCGGCGCGCATCTCAGCGGCGTACTTGGCCTCGATGGCGGTGCTGTAGCGGCGGTTGCGTTGAAGGTTGCGGTGTTCGAGCCAGGACTTGGCCATGCCGGGGGTGATGGTGATGGTCCCGTCGGTGGCGGGGATGGGGTGCAGGTCGGTCACGGGGTGGCTCCGGTTCTCCGGCGGCAGTTGGGGGC